TGCCTGTTGCAAATGTACTAGCTAAACCTTGTTGTGGCATAGCTTGTTGTTTTTCTATGAATACATGCTCTGGTTTCTGATCAGCTAAGATACTGTTAAGACTCCACATATCTAGGAATCTTTTTTGTTTCTTGCCTATGTTTACTCTAAACACAGGTGCTTTCTCAGCTTGAATATACTTTGAGTCTGAGTGAATGAAGCTAACTGCTCCATTTAGTCCAGGATCAATGCCACATACTATCATTACGAACCTCCAGTTTTAGTTTGCAACCAAGGGCCTCAGCCCAACAATACAAATTAAAAGCTGTTGGCTTTCGATTTCCAGTTTCCCACTTGGCAACTAGACCAGTCGCACATCCTATACGATCATCTAGTGCAGCTTGTGGTAGACCTAGCTGGTATCTTCGTTTCTTTAACTGAGTAACAAGATCATCAGCATATCTCTTTTCAGTCATTGCACACCTCTAGCTTACAATAGCCAGAGGTTAGTTGTAATGTCAATAATTTTGATTTAAAATAAATATGAGGGTGCAATCTCATACTAGCATACGGAGGACATAATGGCATTTATGACTAGGAAAACATTTGACTTTTTTACACAAAAAATAGCACCATTACTAAGACCTAATGTTGGTGATACATTTGTGCAAGTCGTTCATGAGTACTATACTCATGGTTACATTAACAGAGCTAAGTTCGATAGACTCAGTAGTTTGAACTGGAGTGCAGTAGAGCATGAAGATAAACATGAGCCACTTGATGAACTAAGCAACAAAGAATTGGAGGGCAGAAACTATGGTACTAAGTCAACAGCAGCTTAACGCTAGAAGAAACTTTATTGGTTCAAGTGAGGCATCTATCATTGCTAATGGTAGTTACTCATCATGGTATGAACTGATAGAACAGAAACGCAATAGTCTAGAAAAAATATTTGACAAGCAAACTAGATTCTTGATGGAAGCTGGTACATTCATGGAACCTTTTGTATTGGAGAAAGGTGAAGAGATAATGAAGATGAAGTTTCGTAATCAACAATCTGGCAAGACTGTCGATCATGGCATTGCACCAATACATTCAACCTATGATGCAATTGCAGCTGATGGTAGACCAGTAGAAGCTAAGACACATTGGCAGTTCAGAAACATGGATGAGCTATGTGATCTGTATGCACCACAATGTCAACATCACATACATACATCTGCTAAAGATGGTTGTTATCTTGTTGTCTTCTTTGGTGTCAGATGCAACTTGGAATACAGATACATTCAAAGAGATCAAGCATGGATTGATTCTTATCTTGAGCAATGTGTAAAGTTTTGGTCATGGTATCGTGATGGCGTAGAGCCAGAGGGATTTGAATTGTTACCACCAGTTGATTGGTCAGATATGGTGACTATGGATATGTCAGACTTACCTGTGTGGGATGAGAAGATGGAGCATGAGATGAGAGTCAACGCAAGTGACATCATTGAGTCAAAGCAAGCCATCGACATTGCAGACGAAGCTAAGTCTGTATTCAAACATTACATGCCAGACAATTGTCGCAAGATGACATTTGACATTGGTGGTAATCACAAAGGTCATAAGATTGTGATGACTAGATCAAAGACTACTAAAGCAATCACATTGAAACATACTTACCCAAAAGGAGAGAAAGATGGGAACTAAGAAAAACGTATATGAAACACTAGCAAAGGTAGATGTTTCTAAACATGTAGAGAAAAAAGGCGATGCTACATACCTTTCATGGTCATGGGCTTGGGCTTTTGTAAAGAAAGAGTTTGATGATGCTACATTCGTCAAGCATACATTTACGGACAATCAGAACAATGTTTTGCCTTTCATGAGAGATTACAAAGGTAATACATATGTCCAGGTATCTGTGACAATACAAGGTCAGACAATTACTGAGGTCTTTCCTGTCATGGATAACTACATGCAAGCTATCAACTCAGAAGCAAACACTAAGTTTGGCAAGAAGAAAAGAGATGGTCAATCAAGAATACCAGACTCAACTGATGTCAACAATGCTCATCAGAGGGCATTGACTAAATGTCTTGCATACTTTGGTCTTGGCTTGAACGTGTATGCTGGTGAAGATATACCTCTTAATGATGTGTTCTTCAATGATGATTCATCTAATCAAGAAGCAGATGTCATCAAAAAGATATTCTCAGAATGTAAAAATGAGAAGTCACTCAAGGATGCGTGGCATGAAAACAGTACTAAAATCAACAAGTTATCGCAGACTTTTGTTATATCAGTTCAAGATCATTACAAATCTTGTTTATCAAAACTGAAGGTAAAGAAAGCTAACTAGTACAAAAGACTAGAGGCGAGGAGCTATCACCACCTCTAGTCTTCCCCCTACCACAGCCCTTTCAGGCAAGTGAATTTATATCATAATAAAAATTTATTTTAATTACAAGAATAATGAGGTGTATATGAAAAACAATATATCTGAAGCTACAAGAGAAGCTATTGAAAGACAAATTATCTTAGAAAAAATGAAAGGTAATAAGACTTTCAAAGATAAATGGATTGGTAATGGCTGGGTTTCTAAAGACGATAAAGGCAAAATTACTTTCACTACAACAAAACAATTGGCATATTGATATGAAAAGAAATGAAATACTAAACCTAGCAAAAGAAACTTTACTGCAACGACAGACAGTACATGGTGATCCACACAAGACATTTACAATACTTGCAGAGATGTGGAATGTCACACCATATCAAGTTGCTATGATGCTGGCTGAACTAAAGATGATTAGAGCCAGAGCAAATCCAGCTAACGATGATAACTATCTAGATGCAATAGGATACATTGCTCTAGCTTATGAACTAAAACATAACCAAAAAGAAGCTATGGTAGGAGGAAAGAATGATTGAGCTTTTATTAGAAAAAGGTGATGTAAAATTACTAATGGCAACATTAGTTACGTTGCTTGACATGAAGTATATTACAGAACCAAAAATGATTGATAAATATAAAAAATTATTAAAGAAGTTACAAGAAACGACAGCTTAGTGGAGGACACCTAGAGTTGTCGTTTCTCAGGTGCATATTAATTATAACTTATTATTTATAAAGGAATATTCACATGACAGAAGAAATGTTTGAAGACGACCCTAGAGCCTTAACAGAACAAGATAACAAGAGATACATACCAAAACCTTATATGGATTTCTTTTTAGCACTAAGATACACAGCTGATGATGACGAGATAAAAACACCAGCTGGAGTCAATGCTGATTACAGAGGATATGGCTAGGACAAAAGCTCTATGGCTTGTTCTCTAGTCTTATATGTTCTACGATCCCAACCTTTCCCAAAGGTATTATATGTCTTTAGCTTCCTATAAAACTGGCTCCTTTGAGCTGTATAGGTTTCTATGACACCTTTAATACCAGCTGGGTACTGTGTGATTCTATTGATGGTTTTTGCTCCGATTACTCCATCAATAGAAGCACCAACAAACTGTTGAACATTACGAGCTGCTCTACTAGGGCCAGCATTAACTGCAAAATCAAAGATACACCAATCAACACCACTAGGTAAGTCATCCCCTTTGACTTTATCCCAGTACTTTTTCTTGTATATGTCTTTAACATCTTCATCTGGTATGTTTCTCATTTCATCTTCGGTAACTTCTCTACCAAGATATTTTTCATAAGTCCGTTTGGTTATGCCTTTATTGGTCATGCCTCCTGGGTCTTTAGGATGATTAACAAAGCCACCCTCATGTTCGAGGACAAGCTCTAAACAATGATCAAAGTTTTCTTTCATTTTAGCCTCAAGTTTAATATTACATTACACATAGGGCATTTATAAACATCTCTCACCCCAGTTTTTACAAGAGCCACTTTACACCTCTCACATAACATCGCAATCATTTTGTTAATCCCTTTTGCTTCTCATAGGTTCTTAACGATCCTATGCCAAGCATACCACCAAGAACAGTTAGAAGTGTACCCATGTCAAACTCAGGTAAAACTGGTAGTTCTATACCAGCAATAGCACATCCAAATATTATTAAATCTTTTAGGATAAAGTGATAGAGAAAAGCAATCGCACATGTCCAGCCAACTGCTGGGCGCCATCCACCTTTAAATAGTGATCCACTTGCAGCTTCTGCCTTGTTGACTTCTATTTGAGCCATAGCCAGTTGTTGAGCATGTTTCTCAGCCATTGTACTTAACTCAAATGCAATTTTGTTTTTAGTATCTTTATCTTCAATAAACTTGCCTAACAACTTTGTTGCTGGGCCTATAAGTGCTTGTATCATTTGCCTACCTGTTTCATTGCTAATTTATGTGATTCTCCAAATGACATCCCACCCATCATCTTTTTTTTCATAAAACTCATATGTTTACTTGTATGATGTACACTATGTCTTTTAAGTGTAGCTATTTGTCTTTTTGTAAGTTTCTTTACCATAATCTCATCTCCTTGTTGACTTTGACTAATTTTACAAAACAATCATATCTTTGCTCTGTTTCTCCAATTTTAACAGTTTGATTATCTAAATATGATTTAAAGTAGTGTGCTGTATTTACCGATTGAAAGTGCAATGTACCAGCTGGATTACCTGACAGGTAGCACATCAGCAAAAATGCTGGCTTCACTTTCCGTTCCTATTCATTATGGCTGAAGCTCCCATATAAGCTCCCACAATACCAGCCCCAGAAATATAGAAAAGGTTACTGATATCAGCAAGT